AAGCGCCGCCCGCTGCGATAGGGGCGGCTACTGAAGCCAGCAATGGCAAGCCTATGCAGAACACGACGACCGCAGCCCACAACGGCAGGTGAGCCAGGCAAAGCCAGGCGAGCCAGAGCACACCGGCGCCGATGGCCAGTGCATACAGAATATTGGCGGTGCGTAGAGCGGCTTTTTCAAACATGCCCATAGCGTAGCAAACTTTATGGCTAACGAAGTACTGGTTGGACTAAAGATCGGCGCCGTCGTTTCCGGCAGCCTCAGCGCCGCTTTCGGCTCGGCCAAATCGACCATACAACAACTCGGCCGCGCCACCGATGGCCTTACCGCAAAGCAAAAACTTATAGGCACCGAACTGTCCGCCGCCCTTGCGCGGGGTGGAACGGGGGTTGAACGGCTGCGCCGGCAATATGACCTGGTTGGCCGCTCAATAGACCAACTCAAGGTCAAGCAAGACCGCCTTACCGCCAGCATCGCCCGTGGTGAAACTCTCAAGACCAAGCGTGGCGAGCTACGCGGCCAGGCGATGGAAGTGGGCGGTACCGCTGCTGTTCTCGGCGCCCCCATTGTTCAGTCGATGAAAACCGCCATCGACTTTCAAGATCAAACCCGCGATATCGCCATCACTGGAGGCTTCGACGAGGCGGAAGAAACCCGCCTCAGCGACGTCATGCGTGGCGCAGCTGTCAAATGGAACCAGACCCAGACCGATGTGGCCAAGGGTACCGGCGTCTTGATCGCCGGCGGCATTTCCAGCGCGAAAGAGCTGGCCGCCTATGCCCCGGTCATGGCCAAAACGGCGACAGCCACCCGCGCCAGCATGGATGATCTTGGGTCGGTGGCCATCGCGCTTAATGACAACCTGGGTATTGGCGCTGCGGGCCTTGAACGGTCAATGAACATGCTGGCGTTCGCAGGTAAAAGCGGCCAGTTCGAACTCGCTGATATGGCGAAGTGGCTGCCGCAATTGACGCCTCAATTCGCAGCCCTGGGCATTACCGGGGAGCGGGCGGTTGCTGAAATTGGCGCGTCTTTGCAGATAGCCCGCCGTGGCGCCGGCACCAATGATGAGGCGGCCAACAACTTCAAAAACTTCCTTTCAAAGATCACCGCACCCGACACAATTAAGGCATTTGAAAAGGCCGGCATCGATCTTAAAGGCAGCATGAAAAACCTGGTCAGCGAGGGGCTTTCTCCCGCTGAGTCCATGATAAAGATCCTGACCAAGCACTTAGGCACCAAAGGTCCGGCCGCCGCAGCGGAATACAGTAAGGCTCTTGACATCAAGGATCAGAAGGAGCGTGAAACTGCTTTAGCGCGGCTTGACGAAGCCTACAAGCTCGGCGAGTTGTTCGCCGATCAGCAGGTTCTATCCTTTATTCGGCCCGCGCTGGCCAACCAGAAGGGTCTCGGCGAGATTAAAACTGGCAGTAAGGACGCAGCCGATAAAGGCGTGCTCGATCAGGACTGGGCCAAGCGCATGGGCAGCTCCAAAGAGCAGCTCAAGGAACTGCGTATCAACTTGACAGACATCGGCATTTCAGTCGGCAACGCACTGCTGCCGGCCATCGTGGAAGTGAGCCGAGCGGTTGTTCCGCTGATGCGATCTTTCTCCACGTGGGCCGGAGAGAACCCCGAGTTGATCAAGGGTATCGTTGGCCTGGTCGGCGGCCTGTTGGTTGGCAAGATGGCATTCATCGGCGTGGCCTATGGTGCCAACCTGGTGTTGTCGCCATTCGTGGCCATGAAGACCGCCATGACATCGATGTCGTCCAAGTGGACGCTCCTGCAGGCAGCGTGGCACGGCGGCAAGTTTGCCCCGCTGGTCAACGGCCTCGGCAAAGGCGCACAAGGAATGCGCACCGCAGGACGCGCCGCCAGTTGGTTCGGCCGCGCCCTAATGAACGATGTGCGTTCGGGCATCGGAGCTGTCGCCCGTGGTGCAAGTTGGCTTGGCCGGGCCGCTCTGAATGACCTCCGCTCGGCGCTCACTGCGGCGGGCAGAGGCGCCGCATGGCTAGCCCGTGGCGGCGTGATGCTGGGCAAAGTGTTAGGCGGCCAACTGCTCACAGGCTTGCGCCTTGTCGGGCAGGCTGTCTTGTGGATCGGCCGGGCCTTGCTGATGAACCCTATCGGCTTGGCTATCACCGGCATCGCTGTCGCAGCATTCCTGATTTACCGCTACTGGGGGCCGATCAAGACCTTTGTCAGCGGCTTGTGGGCGGAGATTAAAGAAGGCTTCAGCGGCGGCATCTCTGGCATCGCGCAAACGCTGCTCAACTTCTCCCCGGTGGGATTGTTCTACCGCGCCTTTGCGGCGGTGATGAACTACTTCGGGTTTGAATTACCCGGCAAGTTTTCCGAGTTTGGCGGGATGATCGTCACTGGCCTGGTCAATGGCATCACCAACATGGCGGGCGCGCTGAAGGAAAGCGTTCTCGGTATCGGCTCATCAATTCAAGGCTGGTTCACCGAGAAGCTCGGCATTCAGTCGCCAAGCCGGGTGTTCATTGGGTACGGCGCAAACATCAGCGAGGGTGCTGCCATCGGTATCAGCTCCCAAGCGGGCCTGGTGCGCGAGGCCGCGCTCGGTATGGCGGGACAGACCAGCGTTGACATGACGCCGCCCAATCCAATGAACGTTTCCAGAGCCGGGATGATGGCGCCTGCGGGGGGTGGCCAACTGGGCGGCTCCGGCGGAGCCGGCGGGCAAGTGAGTTTTACGTTTTCCCCGCAAATCAACGTTCCGGCCGGCGCCGGCATGGATCAAATCAATCAGGGGCTGCAGGCCAGTTACGCCGAATTTATGCGGATGATGGATCGCTACATGCGCGACAAACGCCGCCTCAGTTATGGCTCTTCGGATGGAACCATCATGGACGTGGGCGGCAACTCCAACCACCACAGCCACTAAACCGTTGTTTCGTTGCCCCGCACTTGACCCACTTCATACTTCGCGCCGGCACGAAGTGCATGGCGAAGCTTCAAGGCCGGCCGCTCAACGTAATAGTACGAAACGCAACTCAGTAGGAGCGACAGGGCCAGCACCGTCGCAACGATGTGCCCCTCGTAGGCAACCGGCCAAAAGGCGCGCAGGAAGTACATCACCACAAAGTGATTCAGGAACACGCCGTAACTGATGTTCCCGAGAAACTCGTCGACCCGGTGAAACTTGAGTTTAGTCAGCAAGTACACGGCGGGTACGCCCAGCGCAATGCCGGCGGTGACCTCTGCGTTGAACGGCCGGCGCTCGATCAACCCCGCCATGATCGCCACAAAAAACAATGCCGCCGCCACGGCGGTGCCCGCAGCGATCGCTAAGCCCTTGGCCTGCGGTTTGTAAAGGTAGCTGCCACACAGGAACATGAACAGGACGCCCGGCAGCAAACGGTAGCCGTATAGATCGGTGTTGATGAAGCCAAGGCTCGCGGCCATGAAGACGGAGGCGGACAAGGCGAAGGCAACGCCCCGCGCCCTGTAGATGATCAGGAAAGGGATCACCAGGTAGAAGCACATCTCAAGCCCGAGCGACCAAGCCGGCGGCAAGATCTCCACCCCAGCAGCGCCGAACATGTAGAAGCCGAGGGGCACCATAGGCAGGCTTGAAGCGATAGTTCTAAAGGTCAATTCGGCCGCTTGAGGCGTTCCTGGCAGCAGAAAATAAATCACCACGCAGGAGGCGACGAAGTAGAAAAGGAACTGAGGGTAAAGCCGCAAGGCCCTGTCCAGGTAGAACAGGCCGACTTTTTCCGGCGCCTTGTAGTTACGCTCGATCAGCGAGGTCATTACAAAGCCGCTGATGATCAAGAAGGAAATCACGGCAACCACGCCGGGGTTTAACCCCATGAACGTCTTGCCCATATGAGAAACAGCGACCAGAACGGCCAACAGCAGACGATAAGCTCCCACTTACACCCCCAAACGTCCTTGTAGTTATGGCGCGTAAATTACGATGCTTTGCAGCCGGAGAACAGGTTTTTTATCTGCGCTCGCACTTTCCTCATCCTCTTTAAACTCGATTAAAAGCCGCCGCCGAGCCGCTTTCGCATGATGGGCGCATGACGACGCCCATTCCCTATACCAGCATCACCGCCGCGCACTGGCAGCCCTCCCTTGGTACTCCGGGGGAGGTTGTCGAGGGTCTGCGCGATATCGACCAGGCGATCCATATCGTGCTGTCAACGCCGAAGGGCAGCGACCCGCACCGGCCCGAGTTCGGCAGCGATCTCCACCTCTATATCGACTGGCCAGAAAACCGGGTGACCCCGCACCTGGTACGCGAAGCGGTCGACGCGATCCGCCGGTGGGAAACCCGCGTCTCTGTCGTGAGGGTCGAGGTGCTTATCGATGCCCCACGGATCACGTTGCGCGTTCAGTGGCGGGTAGCCGATGGCGTTCCACAGTTGACGGAGGTGCCCTTTGCGCGAGCTGCCTAAACCTATTTTTATCAACGTAGACCCCGCAGCAACGGAGGCCAAGTTGATTGCCCGCTATGAGGAGAAGTCAGGGAAAACCCTGTATCCCGCTCAGGTGGAAAGGTTGTTCATTGACCAAATTGCCTACGCCGTGACGCGTCAAGAAGCGTCCGTTCAAAACGCCGGCCAGCAGCTCCTGGTGAGGTACGCGAGAGGCCCGATTCTGGACTATCTGGGCGAACTGGTAGCGACCCCAAGGCTGCTGGCTGTTCCGGCCCGGTGCGTATTGCGCTTCAACATGCCGGCGGCGGTACAGCAGCCGCTGTTGATCCGTGCCGGCACAAAGGTCAGCACTCAGGACGGCAAACTCGCATTTCTGACTGACCAGGACGTGGTCATTCCCGCCGGGCAATCCAATATCAACGCCACGGCGACTTGCTTGACCGCCGGGGTACTGGGCAACGGCTGGGCCGCAGGGCAAATCAGTAGCCTCGCCAATGCCCCAGCGGCCGGCATGACCGCCACAAACACTACGACATCTGCCAATGGGGCGGAGGATGAAGAAGACGACCGTTACCGCGAGCGGATCATTCTTGCGCCTGAAGCGTTCAGTAATGCCGGCAGCCGGGGCGCCTACCGCTATCACGCCTTGGCGGTTCATCAATCCATTACTGATGTTGCGGTTCATGGCCCCGATGAGGGCCAGCCGGATGGCCACGTAGCGGTTTACCCGTTGACGAATACAGGTTTGCCCACCGCCGACCTGTTGGAGCGCGTTCGAACCCGCCTCAGCGGCGAAAAAGTCCGCCCACTGTGCGACACCGTGCACGCTTACAGCCCGCTTGAGAGGCCGTTTCAGATCAAGGCTCATCTCACTTTCTACGCGGAAGCGGATCGGGCGGCCGCGTTGGCCGCTGCACATGCAGCCGCATACGCCTTCGCACAGGATCGCCGGGCCGGACTCGGCCGGGACATCGTTCGCGAACAGTTGACCGCTCTCCTGCAGGTGAGCGGCGTCTATCGGGCAGAGCTGCAGTACCCTGACGTGCTGTCGGTGCTCGAAACGCACCATTGGGCCAACTGCTCCACGATTCAGCTGATCGATGCGGGTGTGGCTAATGGCTGACCAACAGTTGCCCCCGGCTCTCGCGAGCGATGAGCGCTTCGCAACCCTTTGTGAGCTGCTCCAAGAGTCGCTGGACGAGATCGATATCAACTCGATGCTCGTCTACCTGGTCGACCTGGTTAAACCGGCAATCCTGCCGCACCTCGCCGATCAGTTTTCGTTGATGGATGAAGTGGCCTGGCAACTCGCCGAATCGGTAGATGCAAAGCGCGACCTCATAAAAAACGCCGCCGAGCTACACCGTTTCAAGGGAAACCCGTGGGCAATCAGAGAGGTTTTCCGGCTATTGGGCTTTGGGGAAATCCGCATCGATGAAGGCGTAAGCCCTGCCCAAGGCGGCGAACCTGTTTGGTCGCTCTATCGGGTCGCCCTCCTTGAACGAGTTATTACCAACGACCAGGCGGCCATGTTGCGCCGCCTTCTTCTCGCCGTTGCCCCAACACGCTGCCGCTTGGTTCAGCTGGATTACCAGGCTGTACCGCTTCGATACAACGGCTTGGCGAACTACGACGGTCAATACAACCACGGGAGCAGTAACTAATGGCAAACCTACCCGAACCGCCAGAGTGGCCGGATGGTGTCTATCAAATTGAGACGCCCGACCCTGTATTAGGTGGCCCTGATGGGATCGCCAACAAAGCGGCCAAGGCACTCGCAAGCCGAACTGTCTGGCTCAAGGTCAAGTTTGAGGCGCTCGTTGACGGCACCGTAGCCGCGTTCAAAGCGACCAGGCTGGCAACGGCGCGGAAGTTGTCCATCAGCGGGGCCGCGTCTGGCAACGTGACGT